TCTTCTAGCTGAATTTAATTTTACAGGAACTAATTGCTCTGGGGATACCCCAAGACGTTCAAAACATTCCGTAATTAACTCATCGTTTTCTAAAGATTGAAAATTGTATGTAGAAGAAGTAACTAGGGGCATTATACACCTCTAGTATTAGATCGTTTTAGTATTGTATTAATTTTTGTAGAATTCTTTGGGATTTTAGGTAAAATAGATTTAATTTTTTCTAAAGAAGGAAATGTTTTTTTATTTCCCACAAAAGATTTTCCTAATTCACCTTTAATTTTTTTTACCATATTAACCTTGTGACACCTCAATAAAAACAGGCACTAATGCTGGTGCAACACCAGCTAAAGTTGTTAAATATACAATAACTGCGCTAAAAGGAGACGTCACTTGTTCTCTAAACCCATTTGATAGTTGTGCAGCAGTATAAACTGGTTGTGCTGCCCCTGTTGTGGGTATGGCTATATAGTTGTTGTTTCTTGTAGCATATGTTAACGATGTATTTGTCAACGGACCTATAACACCTTTACCACCAACCCCATAGATATTTAATTGACCTGCTGCCCACCCAGCAGCTGCCCCTACAGCATTTACAAACACATTGTACAATGTATTTGGTTGTCCATTATCAGCTAAGTTATTTGCATTTTGTAAAACAATAGCAATGGAAGATCCTGAGCCTATTGTTACCGCTTGCGCAAGATTAATGTTATTAGTAGAACGTACGCTTGTAACAATATCAAACAAAGTGTTGGTAGAAACCGTATTGGCGTTTGGACCTACTATTGTTTCACTAACAACAGTCCCATTGCTAACCCCACTTATAATATATGAATAAGCAGAATTGTTTGCGGCACTAGTTATGCTAATATTGGAAGAATAACCCATGCTAATAAACGACACTTGTCCATTGGGTGAAACTAAAGGTCCGTTTAAAACATAACTATTATAATTTTCTATTTGTGGCTGTGTTCCAATGCTTAAACTCGCAATTGAAGCGGCTGTTGAAGCAGTTGTAGGAATATTAATAGATTTTTTAAAAACAGTCATTTATTTCTTTCCAGTTGGTTTGACAGGTTCTTTTTTTACATCGACAGTCTTAACGCCCTTTTTAGGGGCGTTTTTTAAAAGAATGTCGGCTAACGCTCTGCTGTGACTAGCCATTTATACCTCTATACACCAGTTAATGCAAAAGCACAACGCCAGTTAGTTACACCAAAAGAATATCTTTCTTTTGCTGCAAACCACATATCCCGTGTTGTATTATCCATCCAGTTCCAAGGTTCTAGTTTATCACGCTCATAATGAATTAAACCCCTCTCAGCATCAGTGATAATAATTGCCAAATTAGGATTTGTTAAATAGTTATTAACAACATAGCCTTTTGGTAAAAATCCACCACTAACAATAGAGTTAACATCGTTAACACCTGCAAATGCGTTATTATCCGCTGTACCAACAGAAGTTTTATATGTGCTACCAATAAGAACTTCGGCTGCAAATTGATTTGCAGAACCAACCATAAGTTTTTGACCCATAGTGTTAGTTAAAATCCCACTTAACTGCTTGAAGTTTTGAATACCAACAATAGCTGTTTGTAAACCCACTTCACTAAGCGCAACAGCAGCTACGTTACTATTTGTCTCACCATTATCTAGTGGGTGAGCAGCGTTAAAGAACGAAACACCATCAGCGGTTAGCTGAGTAGTTGTGCCGAAATTAAACACGTTAGCAGCAACTTGAGATTTAGCTGCTCTAAGTGAATTTCTAAGAGCAATTAAATGTTGTGGGAACTGACTTGCATACAAGTTGTCTTTCATTGCTTCCTCAGTAATTGAGAATGAAAGACCATATGTCGTGTGCATATACGTAGTTTGATATCTCACGCTCATTGTATCTTGAGCAACTGACATTCCTTCAGCTTTTACTTGCGCAATACCTAGTGATTTGAATTCATCTTCAAATTCCATTTTTTTATCAGAAGTATATGTTGTATATACAGCTTTCCATTGATCAGGATAAGTGTCATAGTTACCGATTACGGCTTTGACACCAGGTCTAAGCAATGGGTAAATCGATGCGGTGCTTATTGCCATTTTATATTACCTTTTTATTATATTTTTATATTACGCTACAGTTACACCAACATTTCCTGGTTTATTAGCGTGATTATTAATCGTCACTAATACATTTAAGAATGGGGTGTTAAAATAATTACCAGCAGTAGCTACGTTAGTAGGTTGACCATAAGTCGCAGGAACATTTTTAGGATCAGGTGTAAAACCTAACACCCTTAAGTTACCTGCTGCCGCTGGTAATTGTGAATAATCATTCGACCCATTTGTTACAAGTGGGTTAGCGTTTGTAAACGCTAATGATGGGCATGCATAAAATGTAGATACTCCCCATGGATTACCACCTAACGCTGCGTTTCCTTGATTAGCTAAAAGAGGATTGTTTTTATAACCAGCCACAGCGGCTGCACCATTTTGCCAACTTGTAATACCTGTCATTGTTGCAGTAGTATTAACACCTGCCGCTGCCCCAACGTTACTACCAGTCATTAAAGTTATATTACTACCTATAACACGACTATTAACTATCGTAGGTGTGTTATTAGGTCCACCTGTATCTGGCCAAGTCCCATCTTGTATTTGTAAACAAGGTAAAAGCACAAACTGAGTTAGTGCACCAAACAGTGCCCCAGTATAGCAACTTAGCTGAATATCATAAACAACGTAAGGATCGTCACAAATAAGAGCTGTTACAGGCTTACCATTTGTTGCTGTACCAGCTTGCCAATATTCTTGAGATACCCACGTGCCATTAGGGGTGTAATATTCACATCCTTGGAAAACACCTACTATAGGTTGCCCAGCTGCTGCGTTTGCACCAACAACAGTAGTTGCGTTACCCGCCGCTGCTGAGGTAACAACAGGGTTATATAACATAATCTCAGATTGTTTACCTTGATAACCGTTGGCAACAACGCCATATTGGGCGTTTTGTGGTACGTATATTACAGGATCACCTTTATTTAAACTAAAGCTGTTCCCAGATATAGTATAGTTACTGTTTATTTTAATGTCATCAACACCACTGATTAGATGACCATATGTTCTTAAGCCAAACGGGCTATTTATGCCGTACGCCATATTTTTTTTACCATAAGTATAATTGTTAAGAAAATTTTGTAAATTATCTATTAAAGGTTAGATCTACCCATGAAGTTTTTAACTTCCCGTATTGTAACGGCATTTAGCTTTTTGCAGAGGAAAAGCCTAACTCAAAGACACCCTTAACGTTATGGTAAAACGAAACTCAAAGACACCCTTGTGAACTACTTTTCAGTTTCTTACTTCATAGCTTCTTATTACCACAGACAGCTCCATAAGCTTTACACGATAGTCCCTATCGCATCTAATCTTTTACAGATTATCAAACATAATTAATAATGTCAATACATTATTAATTTAAAGAAAATATCATTACTGACACACCTTCTGGGATATCCTCTAAAATCTCACCTGATGCGTCAGATAACACAATAACAACTGACTCTAACTGCCTAACAACATCATAACCAATTCTTGTTTGTAATGGCGGGGTGCTATTATTATTCGAACAAGTGATAAGTACAACGTAGTTTTCATTCCCCATTTGGTTTGTAAAACTTATTGTATATTGATTATTAGTATTATTATATGTAACACCTGATACATTGAAACCTGATGTTAAATTTATTAACCCAGAAGTATTGGTAAACCTACACCAAGCTTTAGCCATGTTAGGGGAGCTAAAACTACCTTCAACTGCTAAATTATTAACAGTTAAATTACCTAATACATCAATTATTGCGCTATTTAAATTGATAACCGAAGCACTCCCATTTGAAGTAATACTAAGCACACCATTTTCATCAACATTTGAGATCAAATCATTATTGATAATAATATTCCCAATTGTTGCCTGTGCAATGGAAATATTGTCATTTAGATCAATAATAGGATCTCCATTTTCTCCGTTTGGATTTGCTATAACAATGTTTGTACCATTGTTAAGTGAAACAACCCCCCACGGTAAACCGTTAGATTGGTTTATTACAACAATCCCAGGAATATAGTTACCTAATGCCTGTATTGTTGAAACAATTGTAGGCAATGAAATATCAACTACACCACCAGGGGGAGTAATCTGACCATTTGATACGACAATAGAAGCATCGTCACTTGTAATATCTAAATTAGAAATACCATTTACCCCACCACCAAAAGGTATTATTCGCCAAAGTCCATTAGGATTACTGTTACCATATAAATAAATTGTTATAATTTGCCCTGCGTTTATAGTGAGTAACGTTGTTACAGTATCGTTTAACACAACATTAAACGCATTTAAACCAACATTATTAAACGTTATTGAAAACCCAGGGCTAGTTAATGTGCTATTAGGTAAAAAAACATTTAAATTAATAACAGTTGCTGATACATCAATCATATCAGTAACTATTATATTGTTAACATTTGAAGAATACGGATAATCTAATTGAACATTTGTTGTCAGTATCAATTCTTGACAAGTTCCTGATGGTGGGTAAAATGCCATTATCTAACTGTACCTATTGTATGGTTTTTTGGATCACGATAATTATAAGCAGGGTGAGTAGCAACCCTATCCCAAGCCATTTTATCGTTTTTTTCTTTTTCTTCAATACTTATCTCACTCTCTCTTTCTAAAAGTATAACATCCCCTTGACAAATATATTTACTGGATAATGGATTTCTTCCCAGAATATCACATATGCGAGTTGGATCTCTATCAATAGTAACGGGCTTCCAACCTCTAACTAATGCGCTATCTAATGAACTATCATGCTGACCCCTAAGACTGGTTCTTTCCCAATAATAGTCAAAACCTTCTTTTTTAATATGCTCAGGTATATCAGTTGGGCTAGTATAATTCATTTTATACGATTTTGACGGTCTTCCTAGTTCTGCTTCAACTGATCTTTTTTCAAAAGCTCTTGATTCTTTTTCATTTTTCATAATTACCTTCTATTTTTAGATTCTTTTATATCTTCAATCTTATATCTCAGATATTCTTTTTCACTTATACCAAGATTTTTAGCATAGTTCTTATCAAAGTCAGTTAATGTTACTTTAATTGTACCGCTTGAAGCATTTGAAAAACTATTGCGAACTCCACCAACATTAGAAGTTGTGTAACCGTCTTTGGGCTTAGTCATTTTAACACTATCTACAAATTCTTCAAGAACGTCAAGATAAGCTTGACTTAAAATCTCATCTTCCCTACCTTCTTTTCGCAATTCTCTATCAAATTTATTTATAAATGCACCTAATTCTTTTTGAATTTTAGGGTTAAAACTATCTGAATCGGGGATTAATTCTGGGTGTTCTTCTAACCAATCTTGAGCGTTTGTTAATTTTATTTGCTCATCATAGTCTTCTGTTGGAACAGTAGGTTTTTCACCATCATTTTCATTTTCAGAAGGAGAATTTTTAGAAACATAACTCTCAAACTCATTAACCTTGTGTAAAAGTTTTTGGTGTATTTCATCTGCTTCAATTAATAGATCAGGATCATCACCAAGTAACGCTTGTTTTTTTAAACTTTTAGCTTTTTCTAAATCATTATACAAATCACGTGCATACAATTTAGTATTATTATCTATTGTTCCATCAAGAGCGTTTTTTAACTCATAATTTTCTTGTTCTAACTTTTGACGATCAGCTAAAACACTTTTACGTTTTTTCTTTTCTAAATAATATTTTTCTCTATATAGATCTGCTTCATTGACAGGTTCTTCTTCAATATGCCCTTCTACATTCTCAGAACCATCTCCATCACTAAGTTCACCCACATTCTCTGAATCTTCCTCAACTGAATCCTCAACAGAATCCTCAGCATACGGATCAGCTTCAACAATTTCTTCATTATTTTGTAATTCCTCTTGAATATTTTTCTCAATATCCCGCATTACTTCGTTTAGATCTTCTTCGGGATTTATCCCATAACTAGCATTTTCCATCTATCTAACCTCTCTTGGATCTTTAACCACCATTAACGGAGCATCATCAGGTATTGAAAATACAGGTAATTTTTTATAACTATATCGTATTCCAGCATGTCTTGGAAAAACTACCCAATCACCTGTTTTATACCAATGTCCCCAGTCTTTATACCAATCTGCGCTAAAACATGAGTTACCCATCTTGGCAACATAACCTACAATTTCACTATAAATATCTTTAGAATTATCTAGTATAAGTCCACTTTTTGTTTTTTGAGGTTTAATGTATAATCTTATCAATATGTCTGTTGGTTTTATTATACAATCTTCAAATTGTGCTAACTCCTTAGCCATGTCAAAGTTATCAAAATCTATTCCTATTTCATCAATACTAAACATAATTAATTACCCCTATTTAATTCTTTAATAAAATCTGACAATGAGTTTAACGTGTACCTTGCACCTAAATTGTACTTATATTCTTCTATATGGTAGATACTGCCATTTATAAGTCTATTTTCAACACTTTCTAAGTTAGTGCTAATCATTTTTATTAGTTCATTTAAAATGTATTCTGAATCTCTCATTATATCCTACTTTTTAATTTTTCTATTTCAATTCTTGCCTCAAGTAACGCTTTTTCTTTATCTGCTTTTAACCTCTCTTTAGTCTCTTCAAAGTGTAATTGGGTTTTAAATACATCTCCCTCTAGTTTCATATCTGCAATTTCTTTTTGAATAACACTATGTTCACGTTTTTGATCAATATCGGCTTTTAATAATGCATTTGGATTTAGCTCATCATCTTCTTGCTCTTGTTTGTTTAAACCTAAACTTTCAACAGCATGAGCAGCTTTAACAGCTATCATGTTTTGCATTTCTGGGTCATTAGGATCAATTTGACTTAAATCAATACCCATTTCTTGCTGCATTTGTAACATAAATTTCATTGCAGCATGTTCTTGAATATGTGCCTTAGCTTGCTCTGTATCAACAGCAGAATGTACAACAATATGAGCATCATGATTTTGATCTAACCCAGCTTTGACAGGTTTATTCTGCATCATATTCATATTCTCACTAATAGGGTCAGTCGGTTGTACTTCACCCTCTTGTACAATAAGACTTTCAATAACATCAGCACTTAGACCTTGAGCCTTAAATATCATTTTTAACACTTCAACAACGTTTACCTTATCTGGCATTTGCATTGCAGTTTGGAATATTGCTTCTGCCCTCATTATTCTTTGAATATTAGAATTTACAGAGGGGTCTGATACTGGAATTAATTGCACCGAATCAATAAAATGTTCTCTAGTAATGATATAATTTTCACCATTAATAAAAAACTCCTCTCTATCAACAACTTCTTTAAACACATCATCAAGTAATCTTAACTCTTCTGAAAAAGATACATGCAATGATTTTAATACAGAAGATTGTATCTTGTTACTTTCTTCTAAGAAGGCAATAGCTGTGCCAGTTGGTATATCTTCTTTGCTGTCCATCATGCCAAGTTCAGCAGTTGACAACTGGTCTTGCATCTGACCAATTACTTCTTGTCTTAATTGCATCAAAGCTTGTGATGGACCATTGCTTGGTAATGGTGAAAATAAATCTTTAATATTCCCAGTACCTTCAAGAAATTGCCATTGTCCAGCACCTAAAGTAATATCTGTTTTTTGTTGCTTACTCGTTCCTTTTTGAATAAAGCCTGCGGGTAAATTTTGATAAGTTGCTGCATCTACTGTTTGCCTTAACATATTGGTAACTGCTATTGCATTTGTACCAGACATGCGGGCTAAACCCAAACCCCATATATCAAAACCTGTAAAGTATTGATAAGAGATAAAATATTTTCTACGGGTAAAACTAGTGTCATCTTTTTTCCAATTACGTTTAATACAAAGTATCTCTTTGCTTTCTTTATCAATTGTAACAATATAAGGTCTTGGAATATCTTTTATCTCATCTGAATTATAATTAGGTTCAAACGTTTCTAAATTTAAATATATATGAGATTCGTAAACATCATGTAACGTACGTTGTGTGTAATTAGTAATGTTAATAATATTACTTGTATCTGGTTTAGAATCATAAGCATCGTAAGTGGCACTACCACTATCGTTACTATCCCCATCAACTTTCAAATAAGGCAGTTCAACATCCCTATAAACATTACTCTTTTGATTTATTAAAATATCACGTGCTGATAATTTTAAGATATGAGTTAAGCGATCTGATTCAAGTATAGATGTACAATCAACATTAATTAAAAAGTTTTCAGGTAATATAAATCTTGAAATAGGTTGTTTAAGAATATCATCATAATAAACCTTTTTAATAACAGTGCCGTAAAACCCAATATAATATAAAGATTTTTCAAAATCTTTATAGTACGCTGAATCTTTTACTGTTAAAAAATAGTTAAGCCATTGCGCTCTAGTATTAGCAATCTCATCAAGATCATCACTACTTTGACCAACTATCTTATATGAACAAGGTCCGCTTTCAGGTAACATCTCACTTCTAGACGTTGCACAAAATCTAATCAACGCAGTACTAAGCGTTGTATCAAACGTACGACAAGCTTGAGTAAATGGACTTTCTGTTAAGTCTTCTAAGTTATGACCAAGATACTTTTTAACCTTATTGTGAATATCAAGCCATGGTTGCCTAGCTTCAATATCTTCTTCTAAACAATCTAAAATGTATGTTGATACTTTCTTTAAAGTCTCATCCTTCATCTTCAACGCCAAGTTAGCATCAAACTTATCATCTTTAACTTGCTCTAATTCAGGTTTACCTATTTCATAAACAGTATCACCATTTTCTAGATCTTCAACTTTGTTAATATCTTCATCACTTATATTATCGGGTATAACTTGACCATTAAGTTGATTATCAATAGTATTTTCACTATTCCTTAACTGTAAACGCTTATTATTTCTTTTCATTTATAAATCTAATCTTATTTCTTCAACAAAAGTTACACTATCAGATAACAGATCATTAATTGAAAATTTATTATTAATCAAAGAAACATGATAATCATTATTTCCTAATCGCAAAATAAATTTATTACTATCAGCTTGAATCAACCTTATCTCAATATTTTTAATAGCTAATTTATTTGTTTTAATACTTCTTGGAATTAGATTATCTTTCATAATATTTTAATCAATTTATGCTTTTTTATTTCCATAATTTATAATTGTCTTTATCTCACGAGCTTTCACAAAAATTTCAGTAAAAATATCTGATAAAAGTTCTCTATCGCTAGTATCTGTAGTAAATGTTTTACTTCTTGCAACATCTGCTAATGCGATTATATCTTTTAACAGATTAATCTTTGTCATTTCATTTTCAAAAGATTCAAGTTCAACATAACCAAATAAATCATTGTAACAACTATCATCAAATTCATCATAACTAGTTGGTTGATCTCTATAAAATAAATCTTTACAACCACTAAGGCAACGCATTAATGATTTCATCTTTATATCACTTGGGGTTCTTTTAGGTGAAGGTATTTGCATAATATTTTCTCTTAAATAAATTAATAAAATCTAACTGTTTCTTTAAACTCATCAACAGGATCACGATAATCTTTAGGGTGAGATATCCTGCTACCATCTCTAAGTACTATCAATGCTTGAGTCATTGTATCCACATAATCCCTAGAGCTAACATTCGGGAAATAACTTATGCTTGTTACAAACTCATCGGCAAAATCAGCCATTTTGTTCGTGTTATTCTTTTGACAAGGCATCCATACTATACCACTCTCAATTAATGAGGTAATCAATCTAACACGCTGTATCTTATCGCCGTGTTTGTTAGGTATGAAAGGTTGTGCATAAATAC